GGCGGTTGCTGTGAACCCTGATGATGCTGCAATGGTGGCTTCGCCACGATCGATCTGCCTTGCTGTTGCGGTAAAGCCAGAGGTTTCTGCGAGAGTTGCAGAGCCAAGCAATACAAGATGTCCCGTTGATGTGAACCCTGATGTTTCTGCGAGAGTTGCCGTGCCTAAAAAGACAATATGGCCCGTTGATGTAAAACCAGAAGTTTCAGCTAGGGTTGCAGATGCAGAAAATGTGATTGCGCCAGATGCAGTAAAACCACTGGTTTCTGCCAGTGTTGCTTCACCAAACTCGAATACGGGTTGTCCGTAAAAGGACTTCCCATAACCGCCATAACCATAGCCGACTGAGGCCATGTGATTAACTCAATGTGATGTCTAGGTCGCCCGCATCAAATCTAAACACATCTCCACTGGAAACAGTCTTACTTGCTGTTAGTGCTGCCCATGCAAGTAAGTTTCCGCTAGAAGAAGCATCATACACACCGACCCATCCAACGCTGCCCCATGTGCCAGTTGCGGTTGCAAACTCGGCAGCACTGGAATTGGTTGCTGTTGTAGGGTTTGTGCCACTGACTGAGAACGCGCAAGATATCCTTGCGTACGATCCACCTGAGACTTCTGTGCCACCACCTGTATCAGAAGGCGCAGCAGTAAAAAGTCCTAAATAGACAGTACCAGGCGTTGTAAACGCTGTGTTCGCAAATGTGTGTTTGAGTAGTTTGTCCTCAAGATAATCCGAAAAAGCCATATTTATCCTCTATTAATTATTGCCCCAATAAACAACTTGTTTTTGGGTTCTGCCGTAAGTTCTTCGCCTCGGAATCATTGATCCTTTGCCGAAGGCGGCACGTTCTTGTTCCATCCTCATTTCTTCCAATGCCTTATCAAATAGATTGGTGAAACCCGCTGCGCGGTCATCTTCCATGAGATAAATCGATGCAGTGCGTAAACACCCATAAAGGTAAACATCGGGATAGCTTGTTGAGACAAAGTTTGAAGTATTGCTACTGCTCAGTGCTGATACTTTTGAGAAGTACGTTAATTGTAACTCATATGAGCCATCAGGTGTAGGACATAATTCCATGGTGTCATCGACCAAGGCGTAGTAAACGGGTTGGCCCGTGCTGTTGTTGTTCTTTTTGCGGTAAACATCCAAAGACTCAATGCTCATTTGCATCAATGGACTGAAATTGTTTGATGTGATCTCGACATTGATGGCCTCTAACCAGTCTGTCGGTAATGTTAAATATTGGGCATCGGCGGTTGCCGTTGCACGTTTAACCATGTCTTTTGTTCTGAGCTTGCGATTCAGCACTGCCTCGGTTTGTTGGATGAATGTGTCCATCATTGAATCTAAATCACTGCGATTCAGATAATTTGCAACTGCTGTTTTTAATTCACTGTATGTCATATTTTCCCTTGCCAAGTGCGAAACGCTTTGTTGTCAGGATCATTCAGCCAACGCTTCATTTTAGCCTTATCATTGACCCAGCCTTCTCTCATAGCTTTCTGATAAACAACCATTGGAATCTCGGCAACGTGGCGCATTTCTTTGCCTGGTGTTTGCTTACTTAAAACCTTGCAATGCTCAATGATCGGTCTCACGTCTTGCTTGGTTTGATAAACAAAGTTATCGCCCTCGGTTGCAAATTGATTGACGAGACCGCCTGATTTTATTTCCAATGTTGTTATTTTTGTCATTTTTAAATAGTGGGGCGATTTCTCACCCCACTAAATTACTCACTTACGATGTAGATAAGTCAGCAGCTAGACCATGAGCTTTCTCATTAGAACACTCTAGTCCGTACTCGACCACAATCATCTTAGTGACAGCATCACCGATGGTTGAAATGTCAACAGTTTCAAAATCTCTAAGATAAGAAACTTTTGCCATATCAGGATCGATGAATAGTGCAGTTCTGCCTCTGCTGAAGTTAGAAGGCATTACCTTCAACTCACCAAAGTCTCCAGAATACACACTCACGCTGGCTTCGATCGCTGTTGCATCGATCATTTGCCTAGCAGAAGCTCGCCCAGTGAAACCAGACACAACGCCTTTGACGTGAGAACCGACAACCAACATAGTTGGCTCGCCGCCGTTGTCAAAACAAAGTTGTTGTACGTCTTTCAAAATGGTTTCTGTGAACGCTCTTTGTGTGCCGTCTGTAGGTGCAGCACCATTACCAGCACCAGCTCCGTTTGTGCCTCTGGAAACATTGGTTTCAATCCAAGTTTCAAAGCCACCCGTTTGCCTTGCTGTTGCAGCAGCACCCGCGTTTTTGGCAGTGTTACCACAAATGGTTTTCTCCATGTCGCGTTTCAGGGCTTTTGCCATGATTGCGAGTTGGTGAGCCATTTCTGATTTCTTACCAGCGGGATCAGATGCTTGCTGTGAACCTGTCACAGTTGCATCTCTGCTTGAGATTTGACATACGTTGCTTTCCCTTACAGTCGCAGTAGAGGCAGCTCTTGAAAGTTCAAAACCTTCAAGTTGTCCTGTTGCTGATGCTGTAGGCATTTTATTATCACAAGCCAGTTTAGGACTTGTTTCTGTATCTCTCGATACAGTTTAGACTATATCATAACCCCATTGGGGTTTCGGGCGTTCGTGGAAGAGGTTATTGTTTAGTTGCTCACTCTTCTAGTCGTTGAACCTTACAGCTACTTTTATACTATTCGCTGTCTTGGCTGCTGATTTCCCTCATCTTTATATGTTAGGGGGTTCCAGCAATTAACCCGATTTGCTTATTGGATTACTCCAATAAGGCTCCCTTAGTTAAAGCGCTTCAGTTTGCCAGTCAAATTGTACATTCTTTACCGAATTACGGCCAATAGCTGACATGACAGGAGTTGACATTGGTGAAATGTTGTAAATCAGATCACTCAAAGCCTCTCTGTCAGCAGTAGCTGTATAGGTATCGAACGCATTGGTTACTTTAGCCATGCTATTCTCCTTCTAGTTGCCTAGAAATTAAAAGTTAAATTAATTGTTCAAATACTTTCGCCGCATCTTGGACTTTCCCAGATTTGGCTAATCGTGCTTTCGATTTCTTTAAAGGAGTGCTGGTTTTTTTGCGAGAGACCGAACCAGGTTTTGCAACTCTGTTTCTAGCAGATGCCTTCTGAGTGGGTTTTTTCTTCACAGCTTTTTGCGTTTTGTTTTGCATCCAGCTATTTCTTAACCCCATCAACAGGCGGTAATCATACACTTGGTTGATTTCCTCTGCTGTAAATCCCAAATCATTGATTGCGTGATCTCGAATCGCCAATTTTTCTTCTTGTTGGATGGTGTTATCCTTCCACTCAGGAACATGATTCAGAATTTGCTTCTCGCCATATTGCATATACTTCTGTATTTGCTCTTGCTGTTTCACTTGATCTTCTTCTTGAAGTCTCGTTTGTTCAGCTTGTACGGCTTGCAATTTCTGTTGTTTTTCATTCCATAAATCGCGTTCTCGAACATAACCAATGGGATCGTTAGAATACAAAGTTTCCCAGTTAGGCTCGTCACCCAAACTTTCGCTTAATGCAGCTTCCATTTTGGGCAGCAGTTCCTTATAAATCGCCTCGTTTTTTGCAACCTCGCTTTGTTGTTCTTCAACAGTCTTACGCTGTTGAGCGAGTTCTTGAGTCTTTCGAGTGTAATCTGCTTGTCTAGAATACGAGCTTTGAAGTTCGTCAATGGTGACTTCAACATCTTCGCCGTTTATTTTAACGGCATAAAGTTGAGGTTCACTGACTTCTTCTATCTCATCTTGTTCATCGTCAAGAGTTTCAGTTTCTTCTGTTTCTTCAAAGTCATCGGCTAAGAGTTCTTCTTCTTCGACAATTTCTTCTTCAACAGTTTCATCGGCTTGTAACTCTACTTGTGCCTCTTCTGGGTTGTCCTCTTCAGGTTCCAGGTATTGCTCAAATGAGGTCACAGCCTCTTCCATGTTTGTTTGTAAATCCAATGGTTTTGGTTGAACCGTGTTGGCCATAATATTATCCTTGAAAATTATTGATAATTAGATTGATTCTAACCCCTTGGTATTTGTAAATCAATCACTAGACCATAACTTTTCGGATTCTTCTCAAATTGGTTTGTGTGATTTTTCCCTTTTCAACGATGATTCGTAGATGTTTTTCGATCTCTGGCAACAGCTTGACCGCTGCGTGCATGGATTCTCTAAACGCTTTTTCGTCTTGATTGGATTGCAACCAGAGCTGGATGTATTCATCGTGCAGCTGTTTAATTGCTTTCTTAAAAACGTCAGAATTAAGGATTAGTTCTGCCTCGTTGGATTCGAGGACTTCTTCTCGTGTACTCATGTGTCTCCTATTTTATTAATGATTGATTGTATGCCACCAAGACTCAATGGTTGATAGCCGCTTG